CGGGCTGACCTCAACATGCTGTATATCGATCCGCAGAACAGCAGCCAGATTATTGCTGAGCAGGTGATCCCCGAAACGGAGGGCGGTTGGTGGATTCGTGAAGTCGGGCTGTTCGACGATACGGGCGCGCTGATTGCGATCGGTAACTGCCCGGAGAGTTATAAGCCGCAGCTCGCTGAGGGAAGCGGCCGCACGCAGACGGTACGCATGGTGCTGATTACCAGCAGTACCGAAAACATTACCCTGAAAATTGACCCTGCAGTAGTGCTGGCAACCCGCAAATACGTGGATGACAAGGTGCTGGAGCTGAAGGTGTATGTGGATGACCTGATGGCAAAACACCTTGCCGCAGTGGACCCCCACACTCAGTACGCACCCAAAGAGAGCCCGACGTTAACCGGCACGCCGAAAGCGCCAACGGCAATGGCGGGGAATAACTCCACGCAGATTGCCAACACGGCATTTGTGCAGGCGATTGCAGCGGCGTTAAACAATGCGCTGGCGCTTAAAGCCCCGCTGGCAAGCCCGGGCCTGACCGGAACGCCGACGGCACCGACCGCTGCGCAGACGGCCAATAACACCCAGATTGCAACCACTGCATTTGTAAAAGCTGCGCTCGCCGGGCTGGTTGGATCATCGCCCGCGGCCCTCGATACGCTCAATGAACTGGCTGCTGCGCTTGGCAATGATCCTAATTTTGCCACCACAATGACAAATGCCCTTGCGGGTAAGCAGCCCCTTGATAGCACCCTGACCACTTTGTCTGGAAAGACGGCTGACGGGATTATTGAATACCTTCGTTTGGGAGCAGGCGCTCCGCCGATAGGAATTCCATTCTTCTGGCCGTCTTCCGCAATGCCGAATACCGTCATGATAGAATGGGCCGATATGGTGTTCCTGAAGTTCAACGGGGCGACATTTTCAGCGGTTACTTATCCTAAACTTGCTCTGGTATTTCCAGGGTTAACGCTAACTGAAGCTCGCGGAGAGTTTTTGCGCGTTTGGGATGATGGGCGCGGGGTAGATAGCGGGCGTGCATTGTTAAGTTCACAACTCGCAACCAGCATTGGTCGTTATGTTGGTAATGATGTTAGTACAGGTTTTATTGGTATCAATAATACCGACACTATGGGCTCTGGAAGCGCCAACTGGTCGAGAACTTCAGTAACAAATACCGGAGCTGTTGGACAAACAGAATACCAGGGGGTTCGTCCTCGCAATATCGCGTTTAACTTTCTGGTAAGGGCTAAATGATGAAACCTATTTTTGATACTAATGGGCTGGCGACAGAACCGGGCGAAATCCGCTGTTTTTACTTCGATCCCGTGACCTTTGAATATACTGGCTGGTCTGACGAATACATCAATGTTGGTGTCAGCATGCCTGGACATTCTACGGATATTGAACCCGGTGATGGTGTCGCTGGAAAGGTGGCAGTGTTTACCGGTACTAACTGGCGACTGGAAGAAGATCATCGTGGTGAAACTGTCTGGTCAACTGCTGATGGCAGCGCTGTCAGTGTTGATTATATTGGTTCTGTTCACGATGGTTATACCAGCATTGCACCAACAACCCCATACGACAAGTGGGACGGATCCACGTGGGTCACTGACACTGAAGCGCAAAACGCAGCTCAAATGACGGAGGTAAACATCCAGAGGCTGGCACTGATGGCAGAAGCAACTGCCATGATAATCCCGTTGCAGGACGCGAAAGATGGCGGATACATCGACGATGAAGACATTCCAGTGCTTGCCGCCTGGCAGAAGTATCGTTATGCACTGACGAAGGTTGACTTGTCGATCCCTGCGTGGCCTCAGAGGCCATAAACAAGAAGATATAGCGGTTCACTAGCAGCTGAATGCTCAGTTGGATAGTGCGCCGCTGTGAATCTATTATTTCACTGAAACTAAATTAATTTCTGATGCGATCTTATTCGCCACTAACAATGCCCCGGCTACAGACATGTGATTATCATCGAAGTACAAACTGGTATTGTCTTTGATTGCGTAACAATCCTTAGAATCGCAGAACTCTTCGACAGGATCTATAACTGATACCGTCTTGGGCAAATCCCTGATGAATGAGTATTCATCTTTATTTAGCCTCTTCCATTGAGAAATACTCCCGCTTTTTACATCCTTGCCAGCCAATGAGTAGCGAATGTAGTAGTTTATGTGATGCTCTATTTTTGGTGCCTGCATTACTAAGAAGACTTTCTTTCCGCTGATGGAGAGATTGTCGATTAGCATCCTGAAACCTTCTTTGTAACCAGGCTCAAACAAGTAACTTTCCACTCTATAAGAAACTACAATGTATTGTATATCCGGATCTTGGGATATTTTTTCTGCAGAAAAAAACTGCCAGTCATTGCATACGCTCTTATCGTATCGGCCATCAGTAATTTTAGGTATCTTGCAGCCACTCATTGTGAAGTGTTTTACGCCAATGCCTTTCCCTTGCAGGTCAGTAGCTAACGCGTAGGCCAGTTCGGTAGCGTGGCTATTGCCGAAAACAGCAACTTTCTTAATCGTGTCGCCAAAGTATTCGCATGCAGGTATTTTCTCAAAGCCTTCATAGGGAGGAAGGTGACACTTTTTCCTTTTTGGGCTAAAAGACGCAGTCGTTTCTAACTTTATCTTGCTTGAACTCTCCCAATAGTGATTGTAGAGATTAGGGGATATAAAATAGCTAAATGAAGACATAGCAATCATGCATACCGCTAATGCAGGTATGAATGCTGTAAAGCCACGCTTCCCGCGAATAGGCAACTCAATGAACTTAAATGTCATCCATGACATTATCACTGACGCTACAACGGCCACTATTTTGACTGTATCGCTTGCCCCGTTGTCGGTCAGTATGCTGATGAACGACAGTATAGGCCAGTGCCACAAGTAAAGCGGGAAACTAATAAGCCCAAACCAGATCGCTAATTTATTGGACAGAATGGCTCTGTTAAGAATAGCTCTCTGTCCTGCCGCAATAACTAAAACGACTCCAGATACAGGCATTACAGCAAGATAACCAGGGAACGCTGATTCTTTGGTGATGTTGAAAAAAGAGTAGGCCAGCAGACCAAATCCACAAGCAGAAAATATGTTTGCTGAGATTAAATAAACCAGCCTGCCAGGTTTTAAGTATTTTTCTTTCCTATCCTTCAGATACAAGGCCACCAAAGCCAGCGCACCTCCAGCGAGAAGCTCCCAAACGCGACTTTGTGGTAAGTAAAACGCAGACATTTTGTCTGTATAGGTAAGTGTAATATTTGTATAGAATGACCAAGCAGATATTATAACGATAACAAAGATAGGGTTCAGTTTGCTTTTGAATGACGCCCAAATTATTAAAGGCCAAAATATATAAAACTGCTCTTCAATAGCAAGGCTCCACAGATGCAAAAGAGGCTTTGTTTCAGATTTGGCATCAAAATAATTAATTTCATTAAGTAGTTGGAAATTTGAGTAAAAAAGGCTCCCTGCAGTAATGTGTGTGTTAAGTTGCAAAAACTCTGATTTTAGTAACAACACCCACCCGGCTATGAAAGTAACAAGCAATACAGTTAAAAGCGAGGGGAAAATCCTTTTTATACGGCGTGCATAAAATTCAATAAAACTAAATCTATCTTTATTTGTTAATAGTATTGTTGTAATCAAATAACCAGAGATAACAAAGAATATATCTACGCCTACAAAACCGCCAGCTAAAAGCTCCGGAAAAGCATGAAATATTACTACAGATAAAATAGCGACAGCCCTCAAACCATCAATGTCTGGCCGATAGTTTGGATGTGAGTATGGAGTTTTAAATTCTAGCATTTTCAGCCGCTTGCCTTAGTTTGTAAGAATAATTTTGACGTGGATTTTATATATCTAATGACTGCTTTACAAGGACGCCATACGCACGGTTTCTGGTTAAGCAAGATTTGCAGCAGTAAGGTCAAAGGATGCTGATCTAAACGTCGCTAACTATTGCCCAAAGGGGACATAAAACGTGGCATCATCTTTCGCTTTTTAAGGGCGATTTTTTATGCAAATTGGTTATGTAAGGGTGTCAACAAATGACCAAAACACCGCATTGCAGCGAAACGCGCTTGAGTGCGCAGGATGTGAGCAAATTTTTGAAGATAAAATGAGCGGTAAAACCGCTGATCGGCCAGGGCTAAAAAAGGTGCTGCGTATGCTTTCTGAGGGTGGCACGCTGGTTGTCTGGAAGCTTGACCGGCTGGGCAGGAGTATGCGCCATCTTGTTACGCTGATAGAAGATCTGCGCGGGCGGGGCATAAATTTTCGTAGCCTGACGGACAGCATTGACACATCGACCCCCATGGGGCGCTTTTTCTTCCACCTTATGGGCGCCCTGGCTGAAATGGAGCGTGAACTGATAGTGGAGAGAACCCGGGCGGGGCTTGAGGCCGCCCGGGCACAGGGGCGAATAGGGGGCAGAAGACCGAAGCTGACGCCGGAACAGTGGGAGCAGGCCGGACGGTTAATCGCTGCCGGTGAAACCCGGCAAAGGGTGGCTCTGATTTTTGATGTGGGCATATCGACACTCTATAAAAAGTTTCCCGCAACCCCGGTCCCGCCTGCCTGACAGTGCGCCAGCTTATTGTGCCATCCGTGGCACATAGCGGGTAACGTGCGTTGCGGGCCTATCATCCAGAACATAAGCAGACCCCCTGTAACCGGAGAAACTGCCTTATGGCTCAGGATTACCACCACGGGGTGCGCGTTGTTGAAGTCAATGACGGCACCCGATCCATTTCCACGGTGAGCACTGCTATCGTGGGCATGGTCTGCACCGGCGATGATGCCGATGTGTCCATGTTTCCCCTCAATAAGCCTGTCCTGCTGACTGATGTACTGACCGCCAGCGGCAAGGCGGGCGATTCCGGCACGCTGGCCCGCTCGTTGGATGCGATTGCCGACCAGGCAAAACCTGTGACCGTTGTCGTGCGCGTGGCGCAGGGCGAAACCGAAGCGGAAACCACCTCCAACATTATCGGCGGCGTGACTGCTGACGGTAAGAAAACCGGCATGAAGGCCCTGCTTTCTGCGCAGTCCCAGCTCGGGGTCAAGCCGCGCATTCTCGGTGTGCCCGGGCATGATACGCAGGCGGTTGCCACTGAGCTGCTCAGCGTGGCGCAGAGCCTGCGTGGGTTTGCCTACCTGTCTGCCTACGGCTGTAAAACGGTGGAGGAAACTATTGCCTACCGCGACAACTTCAGCCAGCGCGAAGGGATGCTGATCTGGCCTGACTTCATCAACTTTGACACCGTGCTGAATGCGGACGCAACGGCTTACGCCACCGCCCGTGCGCTCGGCCTGCGCGCAAAAATTGACGAGCAGACAGGCTGGCACAAAACCCTGTCCAACGTGGGCGTGAATGGCGTCACCGGCATTTCTGCAGATGTGTTCTGGGACCTGCAGGACCCGGCCACTGATGCGGGCCTGCTGAACCAGAACGACGTGACCACCCTGATCCGTAAAGACGGCTTCCGCTTCTGGGGCTCCCGCTGCCTCAGTGACGATCCGCTGTTTGCCTTTGAAAACTACACCCGCACGGCGCAGGTGCTGGCTGACACCATCGCTGAGGCGCATATGTGGGCGGTGGATAAGCCGCTTAACCCCTCGCTGGCCCGCGACATTATCGAAGGTATTCGCGCCAAAATGCGCAGTCTGGTGAGCCAGGGCTATCTCATTGGTGCGGACTGCTGGCTGGATGAATCCGTTAACGATAAAGACTCCCTGAAGGCCGGGAAGCTCACTATCGACTACGACTACACGCCGGTGCCACCGCTGGAAAACCTGATGCTGCGCCAGCGCATCACCGATCAGTACCTGATGAATTTTGCCAGCCAGGTCAGCGCATAAGGAGGCAGCATGGCTTTACCACGCAAGTTAAAACACCTGAACCTGTTCAACGACGGGAACAACTGGCAGGGGATCATTGAGTCCATGACCCTGCCGAAATTCACGCGCAAATACGAGAAATATCGCGGTGGCGGTATGCCCGGCGCGGTTGATGTGGACATGGGACTGGATGACGGCGCGCTGGACACCGAATTTTCCATTGGCGGCACCGAACTGCTGCTCTTTAAGCAGATGGGTAAAACTACGGTTGACGGCATTCAGCTGCGTTTCACCGGCTCTATTCAGCGGGACGACACCGGGGAAGTGCAGGCGGTGGAGCTGGTTGTGCGCGGACGCCATAAGGAAGTGGATTCCGGCGAGTGGAAGACCGGAGAAAGCAACACCACCAAAGTCAGCAGCACCAACAGCTACGCGAAGCTGACCATTAACGGCGAAGTGCTCTATGAGGTCGATCTGGTCAACATGATTGAAATCGTTGACGGCACGGACCTGATGGAAGCGCACCGTAACGCCCTGGGCCTCTGATTAACCTTAACGGCGCGGACAACCGCGCCAGTGACCTCTTAACAGGAAAAGAACATGAGCGATAACCTGACTGAAAAGACCGTACAGCTGGACACCCCCATCAAGCGCGGTAAAACCGAAATCACAGAGATTGTACTGCGCAAACCGCAGTCCGGCGCACTGCGTGGCACCCGCCTGCAGGCCATCATGGATATGGACGTGGGCGCTATGATGACCGTTATTCCGCGTATCTCCACGCCGACCCTGACGGCGCAGGAAATGGCAGAGCTGGACCCTGCCGATCTCACCGCGCTGTCCGTTGAGGTGGTGACTTTTTTGTTGAAGAAGTCGGTGCTTGCCGGTTTACCGACAGCCTGACGGTTGACGATCTGGTGGCAGATATCGCCACCATTTTTCACTGGCCGCCGTCCGTCACTGACGTTATGCCGCTGACCGAAGTACTGGAGTGGCGGCATAAAGCGATTCAGAGAAGCGGGGCCAGCGATGAGTGACACTAACCTGCGCCTGCAGGTGATTCTAAATGCGGTTGATAAGCTCACCCGCCCATTCCGTTCTGCGCAGGCCAGCTCAAAAGAGCTGGCTGCCGCCATTCAACAGAGCCGCGCCAGGCTGAAAGAATTAGACGCTCAGGCAGGAAAAATTGAGGGCTTTCGTAAAGCCAGCGCGCAGCTGGCAGTCACCGGTAATAACCTCAAAGCCGCCCGCGAAGAAGCGGCCAGGCTCGCCACGCAGTTTACCAGTACAAACCGCCCGACGGCGGCTCAGGCCCGCCTGCTTGAGCAGGCAAAAAACCGCGTTTCGGAACTGCAGACCAAATACAACGGCCTGCGGCAGTCGGTCCAGAAGCAACGCCTTGCGCTGAATGAGGCCGGACTTGATACCCGTAAGCTCAGCAGCGCCCAGCGCGAGCTGCGCCAGAACGCCGACGAAACCCGGCAGGCGCTGGACCGTCAGCAGAAATCCCTGAAACGGCTCGGTGAGCAGCAGGCCAGGGTTAACGCCGTCAGGGAGCGGTATTCCCGCAGCCTGGAGGTGCGGGATCGCATTGCCGGAGCCGGGGCCACAACCTCTGCAGCAGGGCTGGCAATGGGCGCGCCGGTCATGGTCGCAGTGAAAGGCTATGCCAGCATGGAAGATGCCATGAAAGGCGTGGCAAAGCAGGTCAATGGTCTGCGGGACGACAACGGCAACCGTACTAAGCAGTTTTATGATATGCAGTCCGCCATCAAGGCTGCCAGCGAACAGCTCCCCATGGAGAATGGCGCTATCGACTATGCCGCCCTGGTGGAAGGCGGCGCGCGCATGGGCGTAACCAGTCAGGACGATCCCTACGAAGACCAGAAGCGCGATCTGCTGGCCTTTGCCAGTACGGCGGCCAAAGCGGCCACCGCGTTTGAACTACCCGCCGATGAACTGGCTGAGGGACTGGGTAAAATCGCCAGCCTCTACAAGGTGCCGACCCGCAATATTGAGCAACTGGGCGATGCGCTGAACTACCTGGACGATAACGCCATGTCTAAGGGCGCGGACATTATTGACGTGCTGCAGCGTATGGGTGGCGTGGCTGACCGCCTAGACTTTCGTAAGGCGGCGGCGCTTGGCTCCACTTTCCTGTCATTAGGTGCAGCGCCGGAAATTGCCGCCAGTGCGTCGAACGCCATGGTGCGCGAGCTGTCCATTGCCACCATGCAGAGCAAGCGATTCTTTGAGGGCATGGACCTGCTGAAACTCAATCCGGCGGAGATTGAAAAGCAGATGACCACGGACGCTATCGGCACCATCCAGCGCGTGCTGGAGAAGGTCAACCATTTGCCGCAGGACAAGCGTCTTTCCGCTATGACGATGCTTTTCGGCAAGGAGTTTGGCGACGATGCCGCGAAGCTGGCTAACAACCTGCCGGAGCTACGCCGCCAGCTGCAGCTCACAGCCGGAAATAGTGCAAACGGCTCGATGCAGAAAGAGTCCGACATTAACAAGGATTCGCTTTCTGCGCAGTGGATGCTGGTAAAAGCGGGCGCACAGAATGCCTTCAGCAGCCTGGGCGAAACGCTGCGCCAGCCGCTGATGGATATCATGGATTACGTCAAAAGCGTAGCGGGTGGGCTGCGGCACTGGATAGAAACCAATCCGCAGCTGGCAGGCACGCTGATGAAAGTTGCCGCCGCCACCGCCGCAATCACGCTGGCGCTGGGCACGCTGGCTGTTGCGGTGGCAGCGGTGCTGGGGCCGATTGCCGTGATCCGGTATGGTTTGTCCATGCTGGGCGTAAAAACGCTTCCGTCCGTATTCACTGCAATTACGCGCACCGGCAGCGCGCTGTCCTGGCTGGCAAATGCACCGCTTTCCGTGCTACGTCGCGGGATGGCTTCAGCTGGCGGGGGCGCAAGTTTGCTGACTGCTCCGCTGAATGTGCTGCGGCGCTCCGCCGGGGTGGCGGGCAATGCACTGAAGACGTTAGCCGGTGCCCCGCTTAACCTGCTACGCGCCGGAATGTCGGGTATTCGTAATGTTGTCGGTATGGTGATGAACCCCCTGGCAGCATTACGGGGCGGATTATCCGCCGCCGGTGGCGTGCTGCGCTTCCTGGTGTCCGGCCCGCTGGCATTACTTCGCGTTGCACTTTATGGAATTTCTGGCCTGCTGGGCGCGCTGCTAAGCCCGATAGGGCTGGTTGTGGCTGCGCTGGCTGGTGTGGCGCTGGTTGTCTGGAAATACTGGCAGCCTATCAGCGCATTTCTGGGTGGCGTGGTGGAGGGGTTTAAAGCCGCCGCAGCACCAATCAGTGAAGCGTTTGAGCCCCTGCGCCCGGTGTTCGAGTGGATTGGCGATAAGGTCAGGGCACTCTGGGGATGGTTCAGCGACCTGCTGACGCCGGTCAAATCCACGGCTGCGGAACTGAATAACGCGGCCTCTATGGGGCGTCGTTTCGGTGAGGCCCTGGCCGAAGGCCTGAACATGGTCATGCACCCACTGGAGTCGCTTAAATCTGGCGTGTCGTGGCTGCTTGAAAAACTCGGCATCGTCAGCAAAGAAGCGGCAAAGGCGAAGCTGCCGGAGCAGGTGGTGAAGCAGCAGCCTCCCACGGTGAACAGCGACGGGAAAGTGGTGCTGCCGCCCGGCGGCTTCCCCATGATGGGGTTTGCTGGCATGTATGACGACGGCGGCACCATCCCGCGCGGCCAGTTTGGCATAGTCGGAGAGAATGGCCCCGAAATCGTGAACGGCCCGGCAAACGTGACCAGCAGGCGGCGCACGGCGGCGCTGGCTTCGGTTGTCGCCGGAACCCTGGGCATGGCCGCAGCGCCTGCAGAAGCTGCGCCCCTGCATCCGTTCAGCCTTCCCGCCATGGCATACCAACAGAGCCAGCCCGCGAAGGCGGACCGCGCACCTGCAGTAATGCACTTTGAAACGCACGCGCCGATCACGATTTATGCGCAGCCAGGGCAGAACCCGCAGGATATTGCGCGTGAAGTTGCCCGCCAGCTCGACGAGCGCGAACGCCGCACCCGCGCGAAGGCGCGCAGCAACTACAGTGACCAGGGGGGATATGACGCATGATGATGGTGCTGGGGTTATACGTTTTCATGCTGCGCACGGTGCCGTATCAGGAGCTGCAGTATCAGCGCAGCTGGCGGCACGCGGTTAACAGCCGTGTCAGTCGCCGCCCGTCAACGCAGTTTCTTGGCCCGGACAACGACTCACTGACGCTTTCCGGCGTGCTGCTGCCGGAAATCACCGGCGGCAGGCTGTCCCTGCTGGCGCTGGAGCAGATGGCAGAGCAGGGTAAGGCATGGCCTTTGATTGAGGGCAGCGGGACAATTTACGGCATGTTTGTGATCGAGAGCCTGAACCAGACAAAGACGGAGTTTTTCGAAAGCGGCATGCCGCGGCGGATTGAGTTCACGCTGACGCTCAAGCGGGTGGATGAATCGCTGTCTGAAATGTTTGGCAGCCTGAGTGACCAGCTCAGCAACCTGAAAGACACCGCAACGTCTGCGATAGGAGATATTCAAAATACGGTTGGAGGGCTACTGCAGTGAATTTTAGTTCTGAACTCCTGAGCCTGTACGGCAGAAGTCCGGGCTTCAGTATTGTGATCGAAGGCAAGGACGTTACAACCGTGCTGGATAACCGCCTGATGGGTGTCACGCTCACTGACAACCGGGGCTTTGAAGCGGACCAGCTTGATCTGGAACTGGACGACGCGGACGGGCAGATTGTCCTGCCGCGTCGCGGTGCGGTCATTCAGTTTGCGCTGGGGTGGGAAGGGCAGCCGCTTTTCCCTAAAGGCTCGTTTACAGTGGATGAAATTGAACACAGCGGCGCACCTGATCGCCTCACCATCCGTGCCCGCAGTGCTGATTTCCGGGCAACCCTGAATATCCGCCGTGAGAAGTCCTGGCATCAGACAACCGTGGGGGAGGTTATCAGGGAAATCGCGGCCCGCCATAACCTGAAAATGGCTATCGGGCAGGACCTGGCTGACCGGCCGCTGGATCACCTGGACCAGACAAATGAAAGTGACGCGAGTTTTCTGATGAAACTGGCGCGGCAGTACGGGGCTATAGCATCCGTCAAAGACGGCAACCTGCTGTTTATCCGGCAGGGCCAGGGGCGAACGGCAAGCGGTAAGCCGTTGCCGGTAGTGACCATCACCCGAAAGGACGGTGACGGGCACCGATTCACTCTGGCAGACCGTGGCGCTTATACCGGGGTGATTGCCAGCTGGCTGCACACCCGCGAGCCAAAGAAAAAAGAAGTGACGAAAGTTAAGCGCCGGCGCCGGAAGAAAACCGCAAAACCAAAGGAGCCGGAGGCAAAGCAGGGGGACTACCTGGTGGGGACGGATGAAAACGTGCTGGTACTTAACCGGACCTACGCAAACAGGGCTAATGCTGAACGGGCGGCAAAGATGCAGTGGGAACGGCTGCAGCGCGGGGTGGCGTCATTCTCGCTGCAGCTCGCAGAGGGCCGGGCCGATCTCTATACGGAAATGCCGGTAAAGGTCAGCGGCTTTAAACAGCCAATAGATGATGCGGAATGGACCATAACCACGCTGACCCACACTATCGGCCCGGATAACGGCTTTGTTACCAGCCTTGAGCTTGAAGTGAAAATAGATGATCTCGAAATGGAATGATTGGTTCTCATTATTGAATAATAGTGTATCATTATTGCGATATCAGCAAAGGTGAGGGGGAAACTATAATGATGAACTGCCCATTATGCGGACTGGCAGCACATACCCGCAGCAGTTTTCAGGTGTCCAGCGAAACTAAGGAACGCTATAACCAGTGCACTAATATCGAGTGCGGCCATACATTCGTAACGCATGAAACATTTGTTCGCTCAGTGTGCCGCCCTCAAAAAATCAGCGCAGCCCCACCTCACCCAAAAGGCATGCAGGAACAATTTGCATACTAACCCGCTAAGGCGCAATGCCGTTCACTTAAGCGGAGCGGCACTGTGATTTACCGGATAGCGGGTTTTTGACATCTTCACCGCCCTCGGCCTTGATGGTCGGGGGCGTTTTGTTATGAACACCGCTTCCAGATTTCCCCGCAGGTGCTCCAGCCTTTTCGGGATTGTCCCCGGTGAGACCGTATTTCCCAGTACTATCATCTCTGTCGCGATAAACTGGAACGCGAACTTAAAGCTCATTTCTGAGGGCGCTTTTTTGTGTTTCTCTGCCGCCCGTGTGGCTTCCCGTCGTATCAGGTTATACGCCAGCAACATGCCCCATACCTCCTGCTCCAGCAGGTCCACTTTCCGGCTTCTCAGGACCAGCGCATTATCCAGAAGGCTGCTTTTCAGGTTTCTGAACCCGACCTCGATTTCCCACCGCGAGTGGTAAAGCTCTGCCACCTCTTTCGCTTTAAACCGGTCAGCCGGAAGTGACGTCAGAACCGTTTTTTCCACACCATTCAGCTCATATGTCACCGCCCGTGCATACCAGAACTCTGGCAGTGACGGATTCTTTTTCCGCGCCTGCGGTGACACTTTCAGTTTCAGCAGCCTGTCACCCGAACCGTAACTTTCTTCTGTTTCCGCCACCATATTCTTACGGGCCGGCAGCAGCCAGTGCCGGTTATTACCCTGCTGGTTCAGCGTCAGCAGCAGGTCTGCGCTGTAGAACAGTTTGTCGAACAGCGTGACAGAGTTGTCCGGGATGGACGCCGTCAGCGACTGTGCCAGCAGGATTTCGCTCCGCCGGTAAGGGGCTGTCACCGCATCCAGCAGAACATGACTGCCCTGGTTCATTAAGGCCACCAGACGCATCACCGGATAAGCACTCTGGCGCGGGGTGGATGTATTCGCTGAGCCGTAATATTCACGAAGTTCAGGTTCGTCAGGCGTTCTGAACTGAGCGCCATCAACGGCAAAAAGTTGCAGGCCTCGCCAGTCATCTTTGTGGTAGCGTTCGACTCCCCATGTCTGCGCGGTCTGTCGGAAGAGCCATTCAACCGGAGTCGCGCCCACTCGCTGGCGTGCCTGGGTGACAGCGCTGCGGGCCAGCAGGTTCATGCCAGCATCGCCGTCAGCACTCAGGTTCAGACGACGGACCACATCAGTAATCGGTTCGTTACGGAAAAAAGCCATCGAAACAACCATCCAGATAACCATATCGCCCGGCAAACGGCGACGGCGAACGGTCGCGTGCTCAGAAAGCGTCAGGCAGTGTTGTATCCACTCAGCGGGAAGATGTTCTGCAAACATCTGGGCAGACGGCGGCGGCATAAGGGGATGGTCGGAGAAATCGAGCAGGTCGTTGAGAAGTGGCAT